TGGAATTTTGCCTGGTACTCTCTTACCAGCGAGCCTGATTAGCATGGACGTTGACCAACGAAAAAGGTGGGCGGTGCAGAAACGCCAAGCTTTTAGCATTCTGCATTGTGTTGTGGCGTTTCCCTTTCCCTTTTTACTTTTAACTATGTTTAGTTACTTCGTTTTGTTGTAAAAGTTGTTTTGTTTTTTTTACTATTTGTTTTCGTTAATATTCTCAGAGTTGTACTACGTTTTTCTGAGTTATATTTTTGTATGATGTATTGTTGATGCAGCAAAGCAAAGAGCAACAATGAGTCGGAGTATCATTTACGGAGGAGCTAGGTAGAAAAAAGGAAGGGGATTTACTCCTCGACTTCCCTAACCACCATCATGCACAGACGAACCTCGTGGTGATGCTGCCTAGTATATTCTGTGTTTCGTACAATGAACATTTGGATGTAGCTTTGTAACCCTTGTGGCGATCCCACGGGCCTTCTGTTCTTAATGGTCATATGGAACAGATGTGGGGGGAAGTGCCCTATTTGATATGACTTTTTGCCTGTTGGCGTGTTTTCTTGAAACCGCAACACCTATGGCCCAATTTTCAAACCCCCCCCCTTGTTTCGTTTCTACTGTTGATTTCTCTCTGTATCCAGGCGGACAGAGTGCCAGGTTTTGGTCAGTGCAGTTTTGCACATTTCTTGTTGCTCTTCCTTTTGAAGTGCGATGGGATGTGCTCAATTCATTGTCGTTTTATCTGACAGTTGAGCATGTGGTGCCCGCGTCAATGCTGTATATCTGGCATTTGACCCAGAATTTGGTGGAGATTTTCCGCGTGGAGATTGAATCTGTGTCTTTGGAGAAAGTCATCGCAAGCCTACTTGTACATGAGGAGATGTACGAGTACGTTCGCATGGCAGATGCCTTGATCACACACGATCTTCGTTCGGAATCATTTGAGAGCAAGGTTCAGATCCTGCCAGCAGATTTTTTGCGTAAGCGAAAACCAATTTGCGTCATCAGGGTGATCAAGGGTCAGATCAAACCCGTGAAGCGCAAAGGTTTTGTACTTGGCAAATTTGAACTGCCAGTTTGGACTAAGCAAAGCGTCCCAGTAGTTGAGAAGAGCAGGCGGCCTAAAAAGCCCCGCTCTTTTTATCATTTGAGACGGCTGGAGAGAGGGATTAAGCGTCGAGTTAGAGGCATTGTCTCTACTATTTTCAAGAAAGTTATTTCTGAAAATAGGAAAGATTATGTTAAGCAAACTCCGCCTAAACCGATCAGGAGGATTGAGAGACAGAAGTATGTTGATATTTCGTTGCAGTCTGGAAGAGTTGTTTCACCTTCGAGGCGAATGGTCCGAGAGGCTTTACAGCGGAGTGCTGCTAAGGAACGTAAAGAGGAATTGCGTAAGTCTATTCCTAAACGGGAGCGTGAGCGCCTAGTTAAGGAGTTTAGAGACAAGCGCAATGGTGTATTTGAAGATGTTGAACTTCAGTCGTCAGTTTGGAAAGTCGGAGCTGGAGTAGCACTTGGTATTGGTTTGACTTTGGGGGCCAAGACCTTGTCCTTGTTCAACAAGGGTTCAGGGGCTTTGGATGCCTTTAAGGAATTAATCGATATGATTAAAAATGCTGCTCGTAAGCTTAAGAAGAGCATGAAGAGTGTTTTGTGGAAGATACCGCTAGTTTTGGCTGTATTTTATTTGTGCCGAGAGTACGTTACCAAGCTTAAGCCTTTGGTGGCAGTATTGACAGGCGTTTTGGCTACACTTGTTGGCCAGCACGTATGGGAAGTTATCTCTAAATTCTTTCCCGATAGAGATACGGATCTACAAGCTGGAAAATTTGATTGTGCGCCAAAGCTGTTGTCAACGCTGTTTACTTTTTCTGTGTTTGGTAAGAAGCTTTCGCCGTCCACTGTAACTGAGTTTTGTAAGCGCATTTCATTGTTGGATAAAGCTGCGTCAGGTTGGGAAACTTTTTTTGAATGGGTTTCTCAAGCTGTGGAGTCTTTGATCAATTTTGCCAGGGCGCGATTTGGCAAGGAGCGAGTTTCGTTGTTTAAGAATGTGCATGGGCCAGCGTACCGTTGGGCTGAGCAAGTTGATAAATTGTGCGCTAATGAGGCTGTAGCTGGTGAGATCACGACTGACACTCTTGATGAGATGGTTAAGTTGGTGACCACCGGTTATGGTTTTAAGGAGACGTACAGAGGGACCAGTATGGCTAGATACATAGACGCGTATGTGATTAAAATTACTAACGTTTTACAGCCATATTTGGGAGCTTTGAATGCGCGCAACAATTATCGTTTTGAGCCAGCTGCTTGTATGTTGTTGGGCGCTCCTGGCATTGGAAAAACATTAATGGCTATGCCATTTTGTGCTTCTATAATGTTAATGAGTGGTCTTTTGCCTAAGGGCAGTTCTTTTGAGGATGTTGCTAAAAATGTTTGGCAGAAGGGCACCAGTGAGTATTGGAATAGTTATGCTAACCAGATTTGTCTCGTTATGGATGACGCTTTTCAGTCCAAAGCTGATGCCACTAATGCTGAGAATGAGTACATGTCACTTATTCGTATGGTTGGCACTTGGTCTTTTCCTTTGAATTTTGCCGATTTAGCTTCAAAGGGTAAAGTGTTTTTTGGCTCTAAGTTTATATTTGGCACAACCAATTTGCCAAGTATAAATTCTGAAGCCAGGATCGTCTTGCATGAGCCTGAGGCGGTGACTAGGCGAATTAATTTTCCATACGAATTGCGTGTTAGGCCAGACTACACGGATGGTGTACGTTTGAATTATTCCGCTTTTGAGCGGGAACTCAAACGGTGCCAAGTTGAGGGTACTGGTTTAGCTGCCTTTCCTTGGTACATATGGGAAGTCCGTAAGCATGATTACATTCGTGGCCAACCTATGAGTGATTGGGGTTCCATTCAGGATCTTATTCAGGAGATAGCTGTTGATTTGAGGAGCCGGGCTGAGTCACACACTGTGACAAAGGATTTCATGTCTTCATATGTAAAGGGTTTTGACGATAGACCCTTTTATGAGAAGGCTGAGGGTGGCGACATTGAGAGTCAGGCTATGCGAGTTTTAAACAGGAGGCTGCCTCAGGAGCCGATTGTTCGTCCACATGTTGATCCGCAGTTCGCGGCACGGCCGCACGCTAACGATGCTGATTTGGATCATTTCAGACGTGAATTGGCGGCTTTGCAGGCGGAGAACAATTATGCCAATCGCTTCCTTAAAAGCTTTGCGATAGGCTATATGGTTACGATGGGCATAACTGTTACTTTGCAGGTGTTAATAATGACGGTGAGAGCTTTGCACGCTAAGTTCACCGGTGGTAAGCCGAATGCTGGTCCTAGAGTGCAGAGCAATCGTCCTTTGACGAGGACTCGTAAGGTTTTAGCCACTGATTTGAGGTTACAATCCGGGGATACGTCTGTTGCTAACAACGTGTACTCGAATACGTACAAAATGTTTTTAGTGACCAACGGTGGAGCTGAACTTGTGGTTGGGCAGATTTGCTTTCTTGAGAATGATCTTGCGATTCAACCGGAGCACTTTTCCCGTGTTGTCGAGGAGCATTTGGCAGATTGCATTGAGCCACAGAACAAGATACACTTCAGGAATGCGGCCAACAAGGAGCATGTGTTTACGTGTACAGTTGAATATTATTTGGCTTTGCCTCGTGTCACTTATCCCGACAAAGATATTGAATTTTTGCGGTTTCGTGACGTAAGAGCGCATCGCAATATAGTTAACAACTTTATGCGAGAAGCCGATTTAAAGCACATTCCTGGGTACCGTGGTAGGCTTGACGTCTGTGAAGTGGACGATCGCAAACAGCTTTTGCCAGTCAATAAGCGCATGGTTTACACTTTCCCTTCATTGAAGTATGGTGAGAAACTTGCGTTTGGTGGTAGGAAGCTGGAGCGATATTTTTCATATTCGGCGGCAACGTCTTGTGGCGATTGTGGGGCGCCTTTGTGCATTTTTGATAACAGTTCCTTTAGCGGGAGGACCGTTATTGGCTTCCACGTTTCAGGTTCTGTGTATCGTGGTGTTGGCTATTCCAATGTTGTGACCCAAGAAGAGATTGTTAATGCTCGTGAGAGCATGGGTGTAATACGTGACGAGTTTATGTCAGACTTACAGGAACGAGTGGACGTCAGTGTGCAGTCGGGTGTGGAACTGCCTTTTGTGAAAAAAGGCAGCTTTATGCCCATTTGTATGGTGGCTAAGCCCGTTGTTATCTGTCCTAAAACTTCGTATTATCCTACAAAGCTTTATGGTGCAATTGGTGAATATACGCAATTACCAGCTCCTTTGAGTCCAGTATTTAGGGGTGGTGAACTCGTGTACCCTATGGAAAATGCCGTGGCTCCTTATTCAACACCCCTGTTGATTTATGAACAACCGTGGTTGAAGCAGGCGTTACACGTGGCCATGACTCCTTTGACTGGATTGACGAGGAATTATCCGCGGCGCATTTATACATTTGAGGAAAGTGTTTGCGGAATACCCCAGGAGAAATTTAGAAGTGTTCCCCGGGGTACTGCTGCTGGCTTCCCTTATATATATGATGTCCGCAACGGAAAGAAGGAATTCTTTGGTGAATCAGAGGTTTATGATCTCAATACTGATCGTGCGCTTGAGCTTAAAGCTCGCGTGGAGTATATTGAGTCTAAAGCGAAGGAGGGCATACGTTTAGCCCATGTTTTTGTTGATTTTCTTAAGGATGAGTTGCGGACTGCTGCAAAGGTTGAAGCCGTTGCAACCCGTTTGATCTCTTCGGCTCCACTTGACTACACTATAATTTGGCGCAAATATTTTGGCGCTTTTAGTAGTGCAGTTATGCGAGTTCATACTCATTCAGGTATGGCACCAGGGATTTGTGCATATTCTGATTGGGATGTTCTTGTGGAGAGGTTGTCATTGAAGGGGCAGAGAGTGTTTGATGGAGATTTTAAGGCTTTTGATTCTTCAGAGCAGCCTACCATCCATCGTCTCATACTTGACTTTATAAACAAGTGGTATGATGATGGTGAGGATAATGCTCGAGTCCGCTCGGTATTATGGCTTGATTTGATGCATTCGAGGCATATTGGAGGAGACGGAAAGGATCAACGTTACATTTATCAATGGAACAAGTCCTTGCCTAGTGGACATCCTTTTACAACCATAGTCAATTCAATGTACTCTTTGTGTATGTTGGTTGCAGCATACATAAGTTGCACGTCGGATTTGACTGGTTTTTGGGATAACGTGAGCGCCGTCACTTATGGTGATGACAACGCATCCAATGTTAGTGAAAGTGTCTCTGATAGATTCAATCAGCAGACAGTTGCTGTGGCATTGGAAAAGGAGTTTAATTTGAAGTACACTCCCGGTAACAAAACCGGTGAGTATGAACCGTATACGCAGTTGTCTAGGATAACGTTTTTAAAGAGAGGATTCTTGTGTGAATCCAATTTTTGGACGTGTCCATTAGAGCTTGAGAGCTTTCTTTACACTTTTTATTGGTGTAAGAACAAGAAGCTCGAGCGGACAATTTGTATTGACGTTCTGGAGACGGCTTTGGAGGAGCTTAGTCTTCATAGTCCGAGCACTTGGGACGAATATTCTCCTCTGTTGAAATCAATTTTTGACGATTTGGAGGTGGTTACCCGTTGCCCTTGTGAACAGAGCCAGTACCTTGCTCTAGTGCGATCACGCACAGACGCTTGGTATTGAAATGATCGCACATACGCAACCTTATAATGTAAATACCTTGTCGCATGGAAATATTAGGGTTGGACAGGGCGTCATTAGTTAACGTGGTTTTTTAACCTTACTACTCAGGGCCGTTAGTCCAGAGAAATGTGACACCTGAATTAGGTTTGGGTCGTCATTAATTTCTGCGTCCAGAGAAATGTGACACCTTAAAAAGGTTTGAGGCAACCTTTTATTGTACATAGTCTCGCTAGTAATTCCGAAGTTTCTTCTCAAAGCAGTTTACGCGATTCTGCTCAAAAATGCGATATTATTGACTCATTGTCTGTCGACGCTTCACCAGAAACTACAGGAGTTACCACAATTTTGCAAGAAGCATGTCAGGCTGTTGACGTACTTGGTAAGCATTATGTTCCTCTTGGCTCTCTTATTGAGCAGCCTGAGTTGCAAGATCTTAAGGAGTATTTTCGCCGCCCTCGTGTTATTGCTCGTGGTGTTGTTCCTGTTTCATCTTATTCGACAACTTTTTGGGACTTTGCAGCAGGGAGTTTGTTTTCCACATACTTTCCTCAGGGTGCCAACAGACTTCTTGGAGTCTATGGAGTTAGGTTTAAGTTAGTTTTTACTTTGCAAGTTAGTGCCACTCCCTTTCATCAAGGTGTTTTATGTTTGAATTGGCAGTATGAAGCTGCTTCTACTGTCAATGAAAATATGTATAACCGTGGTTCGAATTCAGCGACTAGCACTAATTTACCACATGTTCGTCTGGATCTGTCAACCAATACTAGTGTCCAATTGAGTATTCCTTATTTGAACAGTCAGGAATATTTGTTGCCCACTGGTGGGCGAGTTTATGGTTTGCTGGGTTTGACGCCCATTTTGGCAGTTCCTACTGTCACCGGTTTGGCTGCTCCCACTTACCAGTTGTTAGTACATCTTGAGGAGATGGAGCTCATAGGTGCACGTCCCGAAGGCACTTCTGTTATTACTGTGCAATCGGGTAGGTCTATGAAGCCCATGAACGTCGAGTTTGAGAATGAAGCTTATCCCTTTTCTTCAGGGTTGAGTGCTCTTTCTCGCTCGGTCAAGTGGATTTCTAAGGGAGTTCCAATGATTTCTAGTATAGCAGGTCCAGCTTCGTGGTTTTTGGAAAAAACCTCCGGCGCAGTCCGTTCTTTCGGTTATTCTAAGCCACAGATTCAGGAGCCACCTCATGTTGTACATAATGTTCCCCATGTGTTTGAAGCCAACACAGACATGCCGTCTGCTACTGCAGTGGTAGGTCCGTTTGCTTCTAATCAGATGCAAGTTACACCTGCTTTTGCGGCTAGTGATGTGGATGAGATGGCTTTTTCTTATATTTTAGGGCAGTGGAGTCAGATTTGTGTTTCAACAATGGCAACTACTGATGCAACTGGTTCTATAGTGTACACTACCGGTGTTGGACCTTCTTTCTTTTGGTTTCGTGATCCAAATACGGCTCCATATGGAAATAAGGCCGCGCCTTTGTTGTCAGGTTCTACTGCTAATTCTTTTATTCCTAGTCATGTGTTCTTTTTGGCTAGCATGTTTAGGAATTGGCGAGGAGGATTTCGTTTTCGTTTTACTTTTGGTAAGACAAAAATGCATGGCGGTAGGGTTTGTTTGTGTTTTAACCCCACCACTACATCTAGACCAGCCTCCGATAATACTACTAGTTTGACTGTAGCTTCCGCCCCTTCCGGCATACCTCAGCCTTTTGGACATTCCGTGATCTTTGATCTCAAAGACGGTAACGTTTTTGAGTTCGAAGTTCCTTATGTTACTTTCGTTCCTTATTTGTCTTTTGACGAAATGTTTGGGACTTTAGTAATGTATGTTATGGATCCCTTACAAGCGCCTTCTATGGTTGCTGATAAGGTTGACTTTCTTGTTGAAGTTTGTTGCATGCCTTCTTTTGAGTTGGCGGTGCCAAGAGGAGTTCGCTATCCAGTTAACCCTTATGGTGAGCCTAAACTTCAGAGTGCAAGGATATTGGGCAATTTTAGGGATGACATTTCTTCTACCACAATGGGTGAAGTTATGAATTCAGTTAAGCAACTTATCATGATTCCTAAGAAAAGTATTGTAGGTACTTTGATAGCGACTCCTACAATTGATAAGATTGTTTCAAGGGTTTTGGTAATGCCCTATTATTATCAGAGGTTATATTCTGCTAGCGTTCCTGGGCCTGTCACTATGCTTAGTGAGACTTTTGGATATGGCGGCAATTTGGCCTCTTGCTATTTATATGCGAGAGGTTCAACCGACGCTCATGTTTATATGTCTCACAATAGTGCCATTGTGACCACATTGGAAGCTTTTATGGCTCCGGGAGATGGTAACTTAAATTCACCTTTCAACAACGCTTCCAACCCCACTTCTTGCAATTTACCTTGCGTTCGTGAGAATGACACTGCTGGACACTTTAGATTTCCTGCTATGCAGCCTTGTCTTAGAATTTTAAGTTCTTTGTACAATGGCATTACATGGCAGGGGACTTTTGGTTCTGCCAATGCTACTCCCACAATTCCATCTACCACCCTGACACCTAACGCTGTTGGGATGCTTAGAGTTTCTCTCACCTCTAGTACCGTTTGGACTGAACCTTCACATGGTTGTTACATAACGGTGTCTAGAGCCGCTGGCGATGACGCCATGCTTGGCCATTATATGGGCCCCCCCCCTTTATCACTACCTTCAATCAATGTCGGATTTTACGACCCTGATTCGGAGACCATTCCTTGAGAAATTGGTATAGTGTGG